CACGTTGTTAAGCAACTGTGGCACACCACCCGATGGCGTTAAAGTAAGGCAAATACCGCCATTTGGCGTAAAAGCAAGTGTAAATGTCTTATTTGTACCATTTATAGCACCTGTTGGAGTTTCACCACCTACAAAAGTACCCGGACTACCTGCGCTACCTGATGCTTGTTTCTGCTGTAGGATAAACTGCTCTAAGTTCTGCGGAACGTTGAGTAAAAGGTTTAGGGTATCCCCACTTGCCGCCCCTGCGGGGATAGTGTTAAATATCCATGTATAGATAGGCAAGTTATTTGCCCTGTACCATGTAAATTGCAGGTTGGTTAAATTAAAAATCGCCCCTGCTGTCACATCATATACACTATCCAATGAATTTATATCCAAAGGAAAGTTATTTTCACCCGCAAGCGTTATTGTTTTCGCTGTTGTGGTAAAATTTGTTGTATAGATAGTGTTAGTACTATTGACTAATATCTGTGCCATTGCCTTTTAATTTTATTGGTTAAATATACATATTATTTCAGAATTTCAAACCGATACCCTCACCCTTCTTAATTATTTCCATCAAGGGCTTAATATCGTCCAATTTACACTCTATATCTTCGCCTTTAATCATTTTACACCTTTGTTTGGCAAGTTCAACTACTTCTTCTATGCTGTCACCAATGGCTATTACAGCCCCGATGTTGTTAAAATCATTGTGACGTGGTATAATAGTGTAAACATCGTCAATGACCGCTAAATTCCTTAATTTAACCCATTTTCTAATGCTTTTAGGAAAGCGTATATCAAGCCACCCATTTTCTGCTGCACATGAGTTTACCATAACTTCAATGGCGTATTTAGCAAGGTAAATAGGTTCAACTAAGATACCTTCTGATGCGCCCCAAACCATTTCTGAAAAGTTACCTATTAGTTCAAGGTAAATCTCCCCCGGTGGGCTTGGCTGCCTGCAATTCCCACTCCAAAATGGTTTGCCGTTTCTTCTAACATACAGCGTCCCGTTTGGAACAGTTAAACAGTAAACTTTGCCATCATAGTAAATATCCTTTATATATCTATCTTTCCTACATCCGGTTTCAAACCAATAATCGGTAAAGTTTTGTCTTTCAATTATTGATAAACAATCATGGTTTCTTATATATACCTTGTTATTATCTTTAAACCCAATAACCTCTGTCCCTTTTCTCCTGTCTGAATAAATATTCCCAACTGATCCTGTTTTAAATATACATTCTTGCAACCCATCTATTATTGCCTTAGATGTAGTTCGGTAAATTTTTTTATTATCCGAAGTAGACCCGTCTGCTAAAATATAATTATCGAGAAATGTTCTTATAACATCATAAGAACTATCTAAAATATAACGTGGGATATATTTTTCATTACAAATTCCGAATTGTTGTAAATAAGTTGCTAACTGTACAGATGATATTTGAAACCCTTTCTTTAATTTAGAATATTTTATCCCTAAATCTTTTAAAACATGTTCCAATTCATCGCAACGTGTGAATTGACTTAAACTTACGATATACCCCCTTGATGTGCTTCCTTCTGCTAAATACCACGCTAAAAAAGCAGCCCATTTTTTCATAGGTATTTTCAACAATGGTTCGTGTTTTGTTTTTGTACAAATTGTATGTCCATACTGCCCTATAAAATCCCATTCGTTATGATATTCAGGCAATTCAAAAAAACCATCTTCGTTATTTGTATATATCCCCGTTCTTGGTATATACCCTTTATCGGTTAAATCATTAGCTTTCTCTTTAAATAATTTTTCTTTGTGCCTGTCATATCTTAAAACATCGTGGTCAGGCGTAATTAAACATTCTATTGTTTTTTTATTATTTGTCAATAATGTCATATTACCAACAAAATCTTTTTCAATGTAATTTAAAGCGTGCTGATATTCTATATGATTATTTTCAATATTTAATGTTGCAAACGTATTCTCGACCGTACAATCCTTAAATAATTTCCATCCATCATTCGTTAATACTTCTGTATCATCGCTAAAACAGGTCATATCAATCATGTACGGTACTTTGTTTTTACCCACCCTTATTTCCGTACTCATAGCGTTACGGTATTGGTATTCTTCAAGGGTTGGGGCTATCTTTTCATTAAAATCGGTGATTACGGGGGATAGGTCGGAGTATTTTCTTACCCTACAAAGGTATGCACAATCCTTTTTTTCGTACCCATTTATGACAGATTTAGGATATTTACCGTCAACTGTTATGGGCGTATCAAACCCACATTCTACTATATCGTCACCGTTTATAGGGTCAAAAACAAGAAATTCAAAGACCTTCCCCTCATCACCTAATTCATGTTTCTTTTCAGCAAGTTTACGGGATGATAATTCTTTGTCAATATAGTGCCACGTTTCATTCTTACCCCTGTACTCACTAACCTTTATCCATTTATCTTCTTTGTCGCTAAGGTATTTTATAAGGTTGTCAATACCGATTATCTGCTTGTATTTTGGTTGCGGTAAGCCTAAGTCTTTAAAGTGTTCTATTGCTTCAACCCTTTTACGCTCTAATTCGTCGCCCTTACGTGACCCGAATACCCTGTATCCTTTTTTAACCAAAAACTCCTGTAAGTCCCCGTAATAGATTGATGTAAAGACAATAAGGTCAACTTTATCAATGTAATCAAATAGTTCTGATACCCTTTCAATTCCGGGTACACCCACACCTATCATATCATCTTTGGATAATGGATACTCTGACTTCCAGTTTGTCCAATATAGGACTTTCTTGAAATCACGTGCAAGGCGTATGGCAAATTCTATGAACATACCATCGTCAACTACTAATACCTTTTTATCGCTTACGTCTATCATTACTTTAAAAATTCGTCACTTGTTTCATATTCACACCACCGTTCATCATCATCATCGGGTTCTGTTGGTACTGCACAACCTTCATCAACTTCGTAATCGTCATCATCGGGTTCTCTCATCGTGGTACGTTTCTACTTGCAAAAGGTATTTCTTTCTCTATTGCTTGTTTTGTATTATTAGGCGTTCTTTCATTTACATAGGGGTCAAAGTATTCGACAGCCTCTTGGTAAAATCCGGGTTCTACTATGTTTTTTATAACCGCTTTACCTACTGATGTTAAAGCCCTATCCTTGTCCTTTTGGAATAACACCATACATAAGTTAGATGTAAATCCGTATTTTAATAGATAATTAAATGGCATTTTTTTAGCTACATCAATGTCTGATTCAACCCATGCTTTAGCCCATTGTGTTTTATTCTTTAACTTTTGACCAAACAAAGCACCACTAAGGAAACTTTCAGCACCCGGAGCATCTGACGCTATATTAGCTTCGGTCTTATTTAAATGCACGTCCCCCACATCCATAGACCCATCCTCATTTCTTTTTACCTTACCCTTAAATAATATACCCGTAGCAAACAATGCTGCGCCATAAGACCCATAAACAAGGCTACGTGACAACAACTCTTTCTGTTGGTCTGTCATATCTTCAGTTCCTTTTAGTGCTATACTGATTAACCCTTTTGTTCCTTGTTTGTCACCTACCGCCCAATCCGTACCTACTACCGCCTTTAATAAACCGTATTTATATAAGAAGAACCTTCTTGCAAAGTTCATAGGTATCTTTAAAATAGGGGCATCCCACCTAACAAGGTAACCAAATGCTTTAGTTGCTGCGGATGGGGCTTTATCACCTGTCCACCTACTTAACATATTCCTAAAAGATTCTATACCATGATTTTTATTCATAAATATAGACCATTTACCATGTTCGGTAGCAAGGGAGTTTATTCTTTCCCTAACATCATCCCTGCTAACATCGTATTGCTCTTTTTTATTTTCTAAATCAGCACGTTCCTTGTCTGTTAAATCCTTGTTGTTTAATTGGTTTTCTATGTCTTGGTATTTTTCGATATGGTCTTGTAATAACTGTTCATGCGCAAAGGCTATTTCGGGGTTTTTAAGAAATGATTTAAGGTATCCATGCGCGCGACCGGGTGCTTCCGTAACATTATTATAAATGCCACTACCAACGTCATAATCTTCCATGTACTTACCCCTACCGTAAAGTATATCGGCCTCGTCTAACCCGCTAAATGAGTCTTTAAGGTTTTCATAAGAAAAGTTAAGCAAAAGTGCTGAATAGTATTTTGCCAATGCTTCAAGTCTAACTTTACCGTTTATAACACCCCTTGCGTCTTTAGGGGTCATTCTTGCAACCAATTCCTGTACACCCGATTTAAACGGCTTGCTTATTAACCCTTGACCAACAACGGTTGCAAGTTTGCCTATTGTAGCAACCCTGCTTAATGCGTTAAAACGTATCCACCTCATTATAATGTCACCTATTTTATTAATAAGAGGTTTATTCTTATCGGCCTCTTGTCTATTAAGTTTATCCCATAGGTATTTCCTTACAGCAAGTTCGTGTTCTGCTTTTTTGACAGCTTCTGACTTTTCGTATTTTTTAGCCTCTTGTGCGGGTGTTGTAAATTCCTTTCGGTCAATCTTACCTTGAATATCCTTTATTTGACGCTGGATTTGTTTATACCTATTGATGTTCTTTTGCCTGTCATCAAGTTCGGGCTTATTTTTAGTTTTAGGCTCGGTATCAAGCGTACCCTCATTCATTTTATCAAAGTCACCACCTATTTTAGCCTCTTTTTTAAGGTCGGCTAACTGTTTTTGTAGCTTCTTTACTTCGGGGGATGATTCACCACGTTTTTTAGTTTCGGTTTCTATACCGTTTTGAACATCATTTATTCTTTTTAGTAACCCCGCTTGCTTTTTAAGTTCGGCTATATTCTTTTGTAATTCGGTCTTAGGTTTACGGGGTTCTTTTTCGTAGTTACCACTTATAGCATCCCTTACATCTTGCTCTTTAATATCAGGGGCTATATCTTTGATTTCATCCATTACAGATTTAACCAAATGATTAAGGTCTATATTTGCTTTGGTTTTAACGTATAGTTCTTCCGCTTTACCCTTAACAATATTACCCAAGTGCTTATATATTTCAGGTTGTAAAACACCGCCCGAACTGACATTAGAAAATAACTTACCTAATTCCTTTTTGGAGTTATCAATAGAGTCCCTTATTTGTTTTAACCTATCCTGAGAACCCTTTTGGGTATTAGCGTGTTTTTCTTTCGCCTTATTGATTATATTTTTTAGAGCATCATTTTCTTTCTGTAATCTTTCGGCTTCCTCACGGGCTTTTATTTCAGCCTCTTTTGCCTTTTTAACCTCTACTTCTGCCTCACGTATCTTTTGGTAAGCCTCTTTAACTTCTTTTTCTTGTTCAGGGGTTAATGGTTTTCCACCGTTTGATGCTTTCCTTTCTTTCATCATGTAGTCAAGGTTGGCATCGTTATCAACAGCAACTTGGCGTAACCTAAATGTAGTAGATGATTCCCTACCTATCATTCTGTTAGCCATAGCATTGTCTAAGATGTTATCCTGAACATCGGCAAGTTTACCTTGTAGTACTTTAATTTCCTTTTCGTCCTTAGATTTATTGATTTCGTCAATCAATGACTCCTCTTGGTTTTTAAGGTCGTATTGATCCATAAGCAAGGCTGCTTGGTCTTGTGAACTACCACCACCTGTTTTAAGTACGTTATTACGTACTGATTCAAGGTAGGTTTTGTCACCCTTAATCTTTTCTTTAACCTTGTCAACGATGTTTTTAAGGTCTGTATCCTGAAGTTTGCTTATGATATGGTCTAAGGCATCCTGACCAAATTTATTTTTGATTTTAGCGTCTAAAAAGGCGTTGTTAGCCTCTATCATTTCAGGTTCTTCGTACCTATCCACAAGTCCAGCCTCTGCTAAATCATCGCTAATTGCTTTACGGATTTTTTCGTCATCGTCTTCTTTGGAGTTCTTTTTGATATGGTCAATAGCTGCTTGTATGGCTTCAACTAATTTACCACCTTGCTCAATAACGGTTGCTGCGCTTTCTAAAGCACCGTCATAAACAGCCGTAGCTACACCCTGTAATTCACCATAAGCATTACCCCTATTGGATTTACGAGAACGTATCTTATCAGCAATAGTTTTAGCTACCTCGCTGACAGGTTCTTTCTTTTCGTACTTTTTAAGCGTTAGCTTCTTGGGCTTTACATTTTGTGTCTGCCCTTTTTCCCCTTTGCTTTCTTCTGGTTTGACAGGGCTATCGCTACCGCTTGGGGTTGTTTTTTCCCGGCTTCCATTTCCTTGCGGATGTTCTCCCCCACCGCCTTCTTGCTTTTGCTTTTCTTGAGTGGCATTTTCTTGTTCTCCTTTAGGCTTATTTAATTCCTCAATAGGAATACCCGTATTACTACCTTCTACAAATGCGTATTTCCCGTCATCTGAAATACCCGTAATTTTACGTGGTTTATCAAATTGGTCAACGCCTTGATTTGTCCATTGTACCTCGTCACCGACTTGTAAATTGGGGGACTTTTCATCCCCCGTTTTTACTTCGGGGGTAATTACGCTTTTCCACCCTTCATCATCATTCCTGACTTCTTGTACTGAGGGTTCACCATTCCCGACGGGTGTTTCGGTGGTTTCGACTTGCTCAGATTTTTCGGTGGGCTGTCCACCTGATGTTTCATCCCTTTTGCTTTGCTCATTGCCTTTTTGTTTTAAAATTATTGTTTTTAACTGATTATTTAAGTCCTTGCGTTCTTTTTTTGCTTGCTTTAAATTTACTTTATTTTCCTCATTTTTTACGGGGTCATCACTTTTTTCTGAAAAGGCTTTAATTTGTTCGTCTTTATCAGCTATTTGCTTACCTAAATCCGTTTTTTGCTTTTCAAGTGGGTCTAAATTCTTGTGAGTTTGGTTTACCTTGTCGATAAATTTCTGCTTATTTTCGTCACTTAAATCAGACCCCTCAATATTTTTTATAAATGAAGCCTTATCAGCCAATATAGCTTGCGACATTGTTTTAATATTGGCTAACTTACCGTAAACCGATGAGGCCGCTATTAACTGTTTACGCTTCTCTAAATCGGTTTCTTTTCTTGCTTGTGCCGCATAATCAACCGACATAGCTTGCAGGTCTGCGGGGTTGTGTGGGTTATCATGCGCCTCTTGTATTGCTTCAGGTGAAGCATCCATAAGATTATGTAAAGCAATACCTTGTTTTAGGTGTTGGTCAGCCTCACTAAATTCACCGCCTGTTTTCATGGCTTTTAAACCACCAAACAAAAGACCTGTGCCTAAATTAGATTCTACGTTATCCCAATCTATCTGCTTACCTTGAATAAGGTCTGATGCAATAGGGTAAGCCGAAAATACCAAAGCATCCGATACTGCATCTGCACCCATTTTAGTCAACTTCCCGTTTTCTGCTATGCCATTATCTGTAAGGTATTTAGCAATTTTAGGGGATACGAAATTGCCACCTATTTCCCCTAATACGTTATATAAAGCCGCTTGACCGCCTTCTGTAACAGCACCTTTCCCCGCTTCCAATAACGCTTCTGGGTCGCTTTTCCCTTTTTGTTTGGCTTTATCGTAACTATCAAGGCCACCTTGAATAGCTGATATTTTAGTAAATGGATTTACTGTTATTTGTTTTAGTTTAGCAAATGGGCTTAATGCTTCGCCCGCTTCGCCTTCGGGGAATAATGCCGTTGCGCCAACCGTAGGGGCTAAACCAACAAGACCGCCAACCGTATTACCTAAAAATGTTCTTGGTAATGGGTTTAAATAATCTTCTTTATCTGTTTCGTTATTGTAAGAGTCTAAACCTGTGATTAGCTTACCTAAATAGTCTGTTGTTTTTCCGTCATTAACAGTTTTACCATATTCCGTTAAATTTCCGTTTTTATCATACAACTCACTATCTTTTGCATAGTCACCACCGGGAAGTAATTTAGATACCGAACGAGTTACGCTTGCTGCTCCCGCCAATGGTTTAGTGATAAATTTAGTTAAAGCATGAGTTACAATAGGTGCAAAGTTAGACCAATCTCCGGGATGCTCTTTTTCAAACTTTTCAGTAGCCCCTTGTATTTGATTTGTCCATTGTTGCTTTTGCAGGTTTAACTTTTGTTCACCCGTTGCGTTTTGGTTTTTTTGCTTTATATAATCATTAAGATTTTTAAGCAATTCTACCCCTTTAGTATTTTGGGAAGGATTTGAGCCACCTTGCAATTTCTCGGTAGAATTTTGCAAGTCTGCGTACTCTTTCTTTAATTTTATATCTTCTGGAGTAGGCTGATAACCATTTGAAGTAGGTTCTTTTTTTTTTACGGGTTGCCAATCCTTTGGCGGCGGTGGAATATCATCCAATGATGATTTTTGGGACGGTTTCCAGTCTTTTGGCGGTGGTGGAATATTATTTATATCAAACTGTCCCATTATTTTACCGTGTATCCTTGTTCTTTAAGGTATTTTATTGTATTTTCTCTTGAAAGCCCCCACTTTTTACTTAAATTATCAAGTTGCGCTGTGGGTACAGTTTTTTCTTGTTTATTACCACCCGCTTTAATCTTAGCTTCATCAATCTGTCCGTGACCACTTTTCTTGCCCTCTATCTTGTCAAGCTGATTAAGATTTATATTCTGTGTTTTTGCAAGTTCGGCTAAATCAGCAATGTAGTTTGGCGATGCAGGGTTTAACCTTTTATTAATTACAGCCGGGTAATTTGTTTCTGGCTTTAACTTCCCGTATTTTTTATCTTCAGGGTTAAAGTCTGTGTCAAAATTCATTCCGGGGTTATTTTTCTGCCACTTTTCTTTAATAGCCTTATTGTACTCTACAGCCTTTTGGTCAACGTGAGCCGGGAATGAAAATATCTGTTCACCTGTTGCTTCGTCATAGCCAATATGTGGCGTTTCCTTGCCATATTGTCCCGGAGGGGCTAATGATATGAATTTCTCACCACTTCCCGGCTGACCACCTTTCATGCCTGTTATTAACGTTTGGCTTGGTGTAGGTTCGTTTGCTGCCGTTGCACTTGGTGAATTAGGATTTCCGTAATGTGCAAAATTCCATTGTTGTAGTGGTGACCATCTTTGTGGTGCTTCACCCTCCATTGGTGTTTCTTTTGGTTTATCAAACCACCCTTTTACATCGCCCTGATCGTGCATATATTTTCTTGCACGTAACGCTAAATCCGCTTGTGGGTTACCTGTATTCACATCGGGGTACATATCCTTTAAACCCTTTTTCCAATTAGGGTCGGCTGTAACTTTATGTAAAAATGTTTCATAAGCACCGTTGTCACCATCAATGGGCACACCCCTATTTTGTTGGAATATGGCTTTTTTCTTGCCGTCAAAAGAAAGAACGGATGTTTGAACAGGGTTCCCCCATTGTGTAGGTTCTATATTATCTTTTTTATACTTTTCGTATTCTGCTTGTAGTTTGTTAGGGTCAACACGTCTTTCAATATCTGAAAAGTTTTTTATAATATTAGGGTCGTCCCAATTCTTTTCTAATCCATCCTTAAACCTTTTAACGCTTTCATCTTCGTAATGGTCTGGATTTTTACCCAATTCAACCGCTGCTGAACCTCTTTCAAATAAACCTTGTTTTTTACTACCCTCGGCATAAGCACTTAAATTGCCTATCTGTTGTCTTATTTCGGATATTTTTAATGCTTTCTTAGTTTCATCCCTTTCATTTTCAGCGTCAATAGCCTGTTGCTTAATATCTTGGTATTTCTTTAGATATACAGTTTTATCAGCTTCATTACGCAACGAGCCGGGGTCATAGCTTGTGGATAAGTAATCATTCAGTACCTTATTATCTTGTTCTTGCTTTGCTTTTCTTTGAGCAAGCATTTCCCCGAATTGTTGAATAGCGGGATTGTGTCCAAATAACTGGGCTGCACCTTGATTTTCGCCTATGAGTAAATTACCTACGCCCATTATGTATTTGCATTAGGAAAATAAGGGTTTTTAAATGGTTGCGCTTGTAACTGATTAGGGTTATAAGCAGGCAAGTTTAAATATGTATTAGGATACGTTGCAGCACCCGGAAGCGTTGTTTGGATAGTTGGACTACCTACACCCGCAGATTTACTGTCAAGTAACGGCATAGCATTAGCCTGCCCAAATGTTTGAGTTTGCCCTGCTGATGGCTGATGTAACCCATATTGTAAAGCGTATCCACCTAATTGACTTAAATCTTGTACTCCTGTATTGACATTTTGCATACCTGCCCCCTGTAAAGCCGCTGCCTCATTGTATTTTTGCGTATAAGGGTCAAACACGTTGGCTTGTTGTTGCGCTAATTTCTGACCGCCTAACTGTGCATTTTGGTCAAGATAGTACCTTTCATTCGTTTGTCTCGCCTGTGAGTCCTCTGCTGCAAGGTTATTTGTAGCAGCATTTGTTTGCCCCTGTATTGCGCTTATTGCAGCACCCGGATTAGCAGAACGTGATGCTGCCGCCACAGCACCCGCCTGACCTGCATTTATTTGATTGAGTTGATTGTTATATTGTTGTTGAGGTAGCCCTAATTGAGCCATCTGTCTTGCTATGTTCTTATTCTGAATAAATTCATCGGGAATTTGATACTGTGGTGTTTTTAAACTATTTTTAATTTTATTTGCCTCGGACTCCTGATGTAGCCCTTGATAAATACTAAAACCTGTCCCGACAACTGCGGCTGCCGCCCCGATAGCTAAAGCTGACATTATATAAACACTCCTTCGTTAAAATTGTACAATAATGGATTATAGTATTCTTCAATAATATCTGACATAACTAAGTCAAATATAAGTTGTTGTTCGGGTTTTTCCAAATCATTAAATCCATCTTTTATTCTATCTGTTCTATGGAACGTTGTCCATCTGCAATCTTCATGTATATATAATACCCTACGCGTTCCCGGTAACGTTATTCCGTGATGTGGTGCTGTTACCAAATCCGTTTCATCTGTCAATGTATTATATACCGTAGCACATCCTTCAGATACTATAAATTGGTGTTCAACTTTATGTACCCTACTTGTGCAAAGCATCCCTTTAGGCATAAATAGTTCCCTTGAATATAGTCCGGGTGTGCCTCTTTCCGTTAACTCTCCAAACATTTGTGGTAGTGTAGCAATTACACTTTCTAACTCATTTACCGCCTGCCACTTTGTTCTTTTGTCACCCTTTTTTGTTATTTTATTTATTACCCTTTCAAGTTCCCCCATTACCTGTTACCAATAAATTTACGAGAATGTTTCATTGACATACTATATAGTTTAAGTATAGTTGACCCATCTACTGTTTGCATAGAAACAATAATGTAATTACCCCTTAAATTAGCCCCGTTTATAACATCTTCATTTTCGTCATTAAGTAACGATGCTGAATATACGTTATCGTTCTGATAAACCGTTACAGTTGTTACACCGTCCGTGTAGCAAGCCTTTATAAAGTCTGTATCAATTAATGTTGTTTGTTGACCCGTAGATGACACAATACCACCTTGTGTTGAGGTAAGTAGCATATTCGCTTGATACGACAACACATCAAAAGAGTTTACTATCTCTGAATTTTTATTAAAGACAGCCGCAATAATACTTTGGTACGATGTTCCATAAAAGTTATTGGTGCTGTTAGTACCGTTCTCATGGAAATATAACTGCCCATTGTATGCTGTTATTGTATTTTCATAAAGTGACCATCCCCAATCGGGATAAAAAGTCCTAAAACTTGACCACTTTTTATTTATTGCTGAATAAGCTATTGTTGTTCCTATCGCATTTGTAATATCCTGAACGCTAAAACCTGTTATCGTACAGTTACCGTTTGAGTAAAATGTAAGATTACCATTTGATGTTGGAGTCACCGTGTCAACAACAATAGCTGTACCCGTTTGAGATACGCCCGTCGCGCCCGGAACTTGTAGCTGTACGTATCCCGAACTAATAGAGACAACCACCCATGCCACTTGATAGGTATGCCCTGCTTTTAAGGAGTATTGAGTAAGCGTTATAGCCCCACTTTGGCAAGACGAGTGTGTTCCAAACGAGCCATCCACAGACCATCCAGTATAGTTAGCTTGTGTAACTAAATTAACCGTTATTGGTGTATTCTCGACTGCGGTAAATTGCGCCATATCTTACTTATTATCAATTAGTTAAGCGAAATCTTGTAAATCTATAACAGTTATTGAACCTGAACTAATTACTACCCCTGTAAAGTTTGCTGTAAAGCCACTACCACCACTTTGCTCTGTTTTGCCCGTACAGTTCACATACCTTGTGCCACCTGACCCTGTTTTTACCTGTACTGTATATGTTCCCGGTGCTACGCTATATGATTGATAACCACCCGGATTTATATTACCCCAAACTAATACCGTTGCGCCTATACTACCGCCAACCATCAACACGCTTGAGCTATTGTTATAGATATTCACGTTATAGGCCGGAGTGCTTGCTTGTGTCGTTACAGAAAATGTACCGCTTGTACTTCCTATTGTCAATACCGCATTGGTAAGGGTGCTGTTACTGCCCGAACTTGTCTGCTTAACAGTAATTACATCCCCTGCGTTTGTTGTTCCGGCTGAACTTGTATAAGCACCACCGTTTATTGAGTACGTACCCCCCGTAATGCTTATTGCTACGGGAATTGTCGGCCCTGCTACCAAAATAGAGTTAGAAATATACGCTGTTGAAAGCAAAGCATTTGTAATAGGTAGGAACGAGAACGGATTTACCGTTGTTACCCCTGCTGTCCATGCTAAACAGTTGTTTACCGTTACATTGCCTGTACCCGGATTGAAAATAAAAGTTGCTGAATCACTACCCACATAATTAGTACTTGGTGTATAAGTTACAATACCTGTAGATGAATTATAGCTTGCTGTACAATGCGCACCGTTATTTGTGGTATTTACCTCGCTTGGGGTAATACTATAACTATTAAAAGCGTTCCAGTTGGCTGAACTAAAGGGGAACTGTAAGATAACACCGCTTTGCGACTGAATACATAAGGTCAATTCTTCGTAAAACTCATTATAGTATAAGAATATTCCCAATCCCTGCTGTACTGCTGATTGAATGATACTCTTAAAGTATTTAGACATTTTACCCGATATGCTTCGTATCCCCGCCTCAACATCTATTTCAAAAGGTTCTGAATATTGTGGTGAAATAAAATACGCCCGATCGAACCTTGTGCAGAACGCCTTTAACGTCCCTATACCAATGCTTTCACTTGCATACCTGCCGTTATTCAATAACGCCTCTGATATACTCTCTTGGGTTTCTGTATTGTTTAATTGGGTGTACGCAACGTTTACAGGGCAATAAAATACGTTTAGTTCTTGAACTATAACAAGGATATTACCCCGTTGCCACATAATCTGAATACCGCCTTGTGCCGATGATGTTTGACCATTACCCTCACCATATATTGTAGACGGATAAAACCTGTTTAACCCATTGTTCTTAGACCCCAATATATAGTTTTGGCTTGTAATGATACTTGCAGCTTGTGTTGTCTGTTCAAGTTCATCGTAATACGTCCTTGTCCTACCTTGTGACCAATACGTTGACGGGTAAAAATCGGAGTAGTTTAAGTCCGTTGCTATTGTTTGTATAGGTGGGTTGGTGAAAGGTAAGATACCATCAGGGAATTGCCTTGTCTTATAATATACTCCACCATCTGTTATTATCCCGTTTAATACGGTATGTAGCCCGTTGGTTATTGGAAATCGTTGTCCTATCTCATACCAAACTGTTGTACTTTGGCTTGATGTTTGGCTTGTCTGATTTTGCAGGGCAGGGGAGTAAAGACGTAGAAATATGTTCCTTACATCTATTTGATTACCATTGTAATAAATGTGACCACCCGAAACGCTTAATGCTGCGCTATTTTCAACCTTAACAATGTAATTTCCGGCATCATATCCCAATACAGCAAGGTCAATACAAGGATTATTGAAGTAATTAGTGCCATTTGTTACCAAAGCGGTAACGCTAATACTCCATCCTGACCCTGTACCACCAATTAAAGTATTAGCGCAAGTTAATGTATCCCCTACAACATATCCCGTTCCCGGATTGGTAATCACTATCCCCGTTACTGCACCGCCCGATATGGTTATTGTCGCCTGTGCGCCTGTTCCTGTACCACCTGTAAGGTTAACATTATTATAAGTGCCATTTGTGTAGCTTGACCCGCCCGTGGTAGTATAGGTCGCTATTGCCCCCACGTTACCTATCCAATAATGTAGTGTACACCTGTCACCCGGACTATAATCATACGCCAACAAAGCATTAACACCCTCTTGTTGGTAGGTTGTATCATAAAGGCGCAATGCGTTTAATGAGAAAGCAAGAAAGCTATTATTAGTTAAATTACCAAAGTCTTTAGGAATAACATCATAACTAAGTGAATTATCTACAATATAGTCACTTGTATTATACGTGTCATTTGTTCCCAAATTGGTATAGTGCGCTGTGTTTATTGGCGCACAACCCTCTGTTATTTGATAGGTGTCACCTCCATTACCTGAATTTACCGCTAATGTCGGGGTATTAGTTAATGCGTTCCACGTCCCTTTAAAAATAAGTAAGGTAGCAATAGTGTCTACTATTTTATTCACCTGTGGGGCTGTAATAAGCCATTGGTAGTCTACTGCACCTGCCGGGGCTGCCGGGGTATTTATCGTCCAATTTATCTCAATAGCGTTACCGTTTACCTGTGCATAACTTGGTGATGTCCATTGGTATGTTTTATCCGTTGATAATGGTAAAAAACGCCCTTTATAATCCCTGTACGACAAAGCTAATTGNCCNTGTGAGTTATCGGGGATTGATGGTATTGAATTTGTTGTTGTTGCGCCTGAAAAGTATAATTGCACACCAAAGTTTAACCCACTTTGATACGATATACCTATAAATGTTACTGTGTAAACACCGCTATTATTTACGTATGACGCACTTGGCAAATAGCTTACTAAAGTAGCAACCACCGCAGCTAAGTTCCCTGTTTGTGAACCCGGAACAACATAACTATAATCCCTCGTATTGGTAGAATCCCGTATATCAGCCGTTACAATAACTATTTTATCATTTGTATTAGGGCTACCACTAAGGGTGAAATACATTATCCTTTGGTGTGACCCTGCACCACTACCACTTGACCCTAAAAACTTATTGGTCATTGTAATCGGATTTGCCGGGGCTGTAGCAACAGGAATGGATATATTCGGATTATATCCCGCAGCACTTATGGTTACGCTTGTATCGGGTCTTGGATATAGTGTCTGCCAATCAGCAAGCCCTATGATGTTTCCGTTGATTAAAGCACCTGAATTTGCAGGCCATATATAATCGTAGTTTAACGCTGTTTCTTCTGTTGCAACAGGGATATTTATCGTGTTATTATAGAAAGCAAAGGAATACGTATTATTGGCTGAATTATACGCCTCATACACTTCCGTAGCAACATTCACACTTGAATTGGGCAAAGCAAGGATATAAGCCCTTGTAACCGATTTTATAGTGTAAAATATGTTATTACCAAAACGGCACGCTATATTGACAATATTAGCCCTTGCCGACCCGATATTTACCGTTACTATCAGATAGTTATTTTGGCTTACATTAGCACCTAATGTTGGCGTGTTTTCTTGATATGGCGTTGCCCTGCTACTCCATGTACTCCATGCTGAATAGTTGTAGTCCGTATTTACGTACTGGACTGAAAATTGCGCTAAGTTAGAATAAAGGAAATTTGACGGTGTTCCCGCATCGCTACCGAATTGCCACGTTGGGGGAATCATACATTGTGGCTTTAACAGCGACAAATCTTCCCATAAAACCGTTCCGTAGCCACCCGATGCAAGGGTATTTAAATTAGTGTAACCTACTTCAAGCCCTTTAGCCCACCATACCAAATAGGTTTTATTGACAAGTATCGCTGTTACGGGTTGTTGGGGGTTTAATGGTAAAAGTGTAGCACCGCCACTATCCGTTACGTCCGTATATATTACTTTGTATGTTTGTGTGGATGTTGAATATAAAAGTATCTGACAGTTACCCGCAGAATTGAATCTAAAGCCCACTATCTGCCCTGTATCGTCGAATTTACCGCCACCTATAACATCATTCACCCCCGGCAATAAAGAGCCTGAAAGGGCTATATTTGACTCTATATTCGTTATATAGCCTTCTTCCCCTAATGCCGTTCCTGTATTACGGATATTAACGCCATTAATGTAATCATTGGGGTCAACAGCTTCGGGTGCGGAGTCTTGGTCTAACCCGCCTTGATAAAATAACTTGTTTTCATCATTAAGACCCATTACGCTTTGGCTGTTAATTTAATATTCTTTCTAAACTCTGTTTGCATTTCGTTGATGTTGGCGTGGTTTATCCTTGCCTTAGCCATCCTTGACTGCAATACATACTGCTGTTGTGCGTATTGAACGTCCCCTCTACCCCAACGTTTAGGTGTATCTACTCTATCCATCCAACGTATCCACCATTGCATAGCATCTACGGCACGTATATCTACCATATAATCGTTGCAATTAATATCGAACCCATCTGATAGGTATTCGAGCATAATTGTCGTATATGGGTAATTAGGGGCTATTAGAAAGCATTGGTTAATCTCATCAATCGTAAACCAACCAAACTCTTGTGAACCGCCACCAAGTCCGTATAGGTGAACATAACCACAATCCCCCCAAACGTAATTCATCCAATAAAAAGGAAAACCCTGTGGGTTCTCAAATCCCCCAACAATACCTGTCGGTACTTTTGGAACGGGAATTATTTGCTCTTGTGACGCTAAATATTGTTGCTTTAACTTTGAAAGTTGCTCATTATGTTTAATAGGTACTGCCTCGCCCTGATTATTGATAACGCCAAGCATGGAATACTGTAAGTAGTCTTTTGGGAAAGGAACAACACCACTCGTGGGAACATCTAATAGAACACTACGAAACTGGCCGTAAATATCCATATTAAACTTCCTTGCGCCCCTTACACCAATACGATATAGTCTTCTGAAATAGTGTTCAGACCTATCCATGCTGTCGATAAGTTCAGCAACCACCTGCGATAGACTTATTTTTGAACTCATTGTTCGCCCTCCGCTTCTATTTTAGGTGATTTAACTTTATAGTGGATTTGCAGTTCTTCTAATATCTCTGTTCGTATAATATCTTCCAAATCTTTGGGTATATTCAACGTGGCGTTCATAATATTTGTCCCACTTATTACGCCAATCATTTTAACATTCACCGTAGCGTTTATAATAGCGGGTAATAGCCTGAAAACAATATTGCCGTTCTCTATTTTGTACATTATCATCTTTTGTGGCAAAGGGGGTAATAAACTTTCTACAAAGTCGTCCTTTTGCTGCAAGGGGATAACGTGCATATTGTATGATGGAGTAAAGCTAACTTGTACTATTTCGGTATTTTTAGGTAGCCCCGCAGGTGTAGCAGGTAAAACCACATATTTTTCACCGTTTGTATTTGTTTGTAATGCTAATCCGTTGTAAACTGAAACAAATTGGTCATCCGCATAAGCCGTATCTCCTGCATTTCCGTTTTTAAAGGCAGATATAGTAGCATACTTGGCTATTTTGGTAGCTATTAATTGCGCTATGTGCGGTTGTGATATATCAGCGTTTGGTGGTGCATATCCATTATAGTGCTGATTTTGTATGATTTCACTTAACTGTCGGTACGTGCTTACATTTGCCATTATTGTGTACTCCTTTCAGTTGATTGCGCAAATGCTTGTAATTGTTCGTCCCTCGCTGCTATTGCGATATCTTCAAGGGCTAAGTCAACAATATAAGAAATATCATTATCATTCCAAAGTGGCTGTATCGACCCTGTAGATGTATAGTAAGGTCTTGCATTTATAATACTTGTCACTATTATTTGAAAGCCCGAACCTGCGCCCCCTAAAAAGGTATTACTTGCTGATAGTATATCATTTATTGCATATAACTTACCCGGATTTGTTACCGTAACACTCGTAACCGCACCGCCCGCTACTACTATCGTGGCTAAAGCAGAATTACCTAACCCTCCAGTTAAAGGAACATTGTTATAAGTGCCATTAGTGTATCCTGTACCTCCCGTAAGACCCGATAGAGTACTGATATACCCCTGCATCAGGTAATTCCAATAAGAGTAAACAGGCTGCTTTAAATAAACCAATTTTGCAAGTCCTGTTGTTACTGGATAAAATTGAAACCAAGTAGAGAATTGTGTATATACAGGGAAATCGGGTGTTGGTGAATCATAGGTAGAACTAAGTGATGCTGAAAGAAATTCTTTTTCAACACGTCTTACTTGTCCGGGGATTGTTTGACCTATCCCTGTTATTACTATTTTCCATCCCGAACCTCCGGCTATTGTTGCGGTTAAGTTGTCATTTACCGTATATCCTATGCCGGGATTGGTTAGTATAACTGTTGTAACAACCCCACCCACAACCGTTGCCGTTGCTGTTGCAAGCGAACCTGTACCCCCCGTTAAATTAACTGTATATGTTCCTGATGTGTATCCCGAACCACCCGTTACCGTATAGCCGTTTATCTGCCCCGTAGCCGTAGTTGCGGGTAAGAACGAGTCCATACTATCAACGTGTATCATACTCATCCCTGTGTAGAAATTAAAGCGTCCTGTGGCATCAATAGGGATGTACTGTGGGTCAGATAGCCATTTACTAACAGCATCCGATACTATTTGTGTTTGTGCGTATGATTTATATTCGTTATTAAAAAACTTTAATTCAGCCCTATTCCAAAATTGATTGAATTGATTAGGGGTAATATTACTCGAAGCACCTCGTGAATTAGCTCTTTTTTTGAGTAATTGGTAGGCTAAATTTATGGGGTCATTGCTGTATGCCACGTCGTAATTCGTTTACCAAATATATACTATTATTCTTAAATATAAAAAAGCCCGAAAGCTGAGAACAATCGGGACTTTTTACCTAAACCAATTATATATGAAAAACCCAATTATGAAACCATTTTCCCCTCAAGTTCTTCTACCAATCGTATTACCTTTTCATCACCCTCAATATAAAGGCTTGACAGATAATCAACTGCTGTTGACTCTCCCGGTATATCCATGATAGCTAATCCCGCTTGTGACCATGTTAGCTTTCCGGGGATTTGTGTAACTGATAGTTCGCCATCCTCAATAGCTTTTCTGAATACATAGGTTATATGCGTAACAGGACTACCGATTATTCCCGTAAACCAATCAAGGGCTTTAGGATTTTTAGGGTCATATTTAGACCTTGTTAAAAATTCCAACCTTATTTTTTTGATACCCGCATCACTCAGGTCATCGGTGTTTATACCCATGATATAAGCGCACTCAATCATTTGTTCGTCTGTAAGTTCTCTCGCCATCTTTTCAGCGTTGAACTGTTTATCTAAATGCGACATAGCGTTATCTACCGCCACTTCAGGGTTAACTAATCTAAATGTACGCAATTTAGGACGATATTGTTTCTTTTTACCCTCAAAGCAATCTTGTATTTCCAATGCTTGCCTTTTCATCTTTTCAACACCCCTTACATGAAGTGTGCCAAATTCAAAGTGAAGCTGATTTTCTTCCTGCCCTAACATGGTATGGATTTCATCCTTGTCCACATTGGCAAGTTCGGGTTGCTCATCGACCCATATTGACGGCTGACCCTCAATAAAACGCCAATTCCTTGCCCTTTTTGTTTCTTCATCAAAAGCCATTCCCTCGTTTGGTAAAGTGAAATGCTTTGGATATGGTGGATACAGAGGCTTACCGTTCTTTTTATCTACAGGTTTCCATTCATTCGGATATTCTTGAACAAGCTGATATACATACACCTTGTCTTCTTCCGAAACTTTGGGCTGTCGTTGGGTAACCTCTCTTGTGTTAAATGTAGCAGGGGCTTTTTTGGCTTCCCTTGCTTTTCTCATTGCTTCTGTTGCTGCTGACATAAACTATTAATAGAGGGGAGGCGAAATTACCTCCCCCTTTTTTTAAAAATTATGCTTTATTCAGGATAAAGAACTGATTTGAACCTTGTACGGTCAAACCCGGATACTCTATCATTGAATAGGTTAAGTTTGCAGTAAGAGTTTTACCGCTATCAGAAAGACCGCCTGTTTCCCAAGCGTAAACTTGCTGACCTTTTACCTGCTGATACCTCTTGATAAGCTGTGGCATATCGTTCTTGCTTGAGTCACCGTTCAGGTCACGTTTTCCTGTTGGAACACCGATACCATAGTTGTTAAACAATGAGTTGTTTGCGCTTGAACCATATACACGTGGGTCAGTAAATGGCGTATAACGGATGAAAGTGTACTCACGACCATAAGGTGAATATTTCTTAAATCCTCTGCGCAAATCTGCCGGATCGTACAGGATAGCACCGTTGTTAAACTCGTTACCCAAAGCGTTCTGTACTTCAATGTTTTGGTTGGTGTCCTGTAACCAGTCATAAGACATCGGGCCACCTTCAGCGTCTATAAGACGTTCCAAAGCTGCGAAAGTTGATTGAACGTTAAATGAAGAATAGTTGGTATTGATACCGTTTGCCTGTATCCATTGGATAAGACCCAAAGTACCGCTTTCGCTGTAACCCAAGTTATTGGTCAAGTTTGATGTTAACAGTAAAAATTCTGCTTCTTGCAAAAACCTGTTATCATCGTCATCCATTTGCTTGTAGGTGTAGAAGTTCTGACCATTGTAAGGGAAGTCGATACGTTCCATTGTTGACAAATCCGACAACACGCAATCCAAACGGTGTTGGGTGCAATAGTTGATGAACTTAGCGATTTGCTTAACAATAGTAGTGGTGTAACCTGACGATTCACCAACGTATTTGTAGCCCCTTGATTGCAGAATGTCACCTGCTTGCAAAGATGCGTCCTGTGTTGATACTACAGGGGTGATTTGAACGTTGTGTGCGTTAGCTACTGTCTTGTTTACAGCGTTAACATAACTTTCAACACCTGTACGTGAATTGTACAAAATCATACCAACATCAGGTAATGAAGTTGTGCCGGAGTTAGAGTAAGAACCCGAACCCTCTGTAAAGGTGATTGCTGTACCTGCGCCTGCTGAAGTAACGTTTGCTGCTGCGGTAACAAAGCCTAAATCACGACCGTAATCTTCGTAGTGATAAAATTGCTTGTTTTCGCTTTCGTTTGAATTGATTTTCAAAATACCACCCTCTAATTGAGTAAGTAGCATATACGAAGTAAAGCGATATTTTTTGAATAACTCGAATAGTGTTCTTGGAACAACTATATTAAGTTGGGAAATCAGCGTACCTTGTCTGCTGACACCGGAGGTTGCGTATGCGTTAGGTGTACTAACGGGTGTTGACTGTGCCATTGTTTTTTGTTTCTTTTAAATTGTTGTTGATTTTACTCCCATCCTCTTGCACGAGCATAAGCCTCCTCCAAAGATTGCGGCTCTCCATCTGGTGTTGTAGAACGTAACGAATTATCCACGTTTTTAATTTTCTTTAACGTTTCCTTTGTTACATCTGTTTTTACCTGTGAAGAAAATGATTTAACGATAGTATCAAACTTCTTTAACTTTTGCACATCCTCGGCTATTTTTAAAGGATTTGGTGTACCGTCTTCATTCGTCCAACCTTGTTCTTTGGCGAAAGTGAAAATGTTAAACGATTTCATGTAATCTGTCAATTCTTTTTTCTCTGCATCGGAACGAACATACTCAACCTCCTTGTCGTCTATGTTCATTTTCAAATTAGAAAGTTTTGGCAAATTATCTAAAACGTTCTTTTCCCACGCACTTTGTCTTTCAGCAAGTTCCTCTGCGGTTGGTTGCTGACTCGTAGCTTGTGGTGCTTCTGCCTGTGATATTTTGGGTAGTTCTATTTTACTTTGTTGTTCAAGCAGGAATGACCTATTGTCCCTTGCTGCCCTCGAAAGGCGTAGTTGGTTTTCCTCAACCCTTTCGTTATGAGCAACTGCGTCCTTGTATTCTTGGCTTATTCTACCTAATTCATCCTCTTTTTCAATAGAGTCAAGGTCAATAGCCTGTAATTGTTTGCCATATTCGGCACGTATTTCAAGTTCTACTTCCTGTGGCGACCATCCCGGATTTTTCTTGGATAACGCCTCACGTACAACATCAAGGTCTGACATTGTTTTGTAGTCCTTTGTTGTTTCTTTTATGTAGTTTACAACTGCATCCTTATCACCGTTTGCCCATGCTTTATAAAGGGCTTCGCTTTCAGGGTTGTTAAACTTTGGAACTTTTGTTTCAAGATCTTTTAACTTTGTTTCAAGGTCATCGTAGCCTTTTGCCTTTGGAAGTATCGTTTTTAGTGATTCCTCGTCTTTTATAAATCCCTCTGTCTTTTCAGAAAGCCATTCAGCGTAATTGAAAGTATCTTGCTGTTTTGCTTCTGACTGTGTTTCGGTAACTGGTGCTTCTACTGTTGTCGGTTCAGCTACGGGGGCTTCTACTGTAGTGGTATCTACTGTTGATGTTCCGTTCATTGCAGCCTCAAAAGCTGCGGCTAATCCTGCGTCTTCAAGTGTATCTGACATAAAAAAATGTTAATTTTTGTTTAAAGTTATTACTTTTAGTTATACTAAACAAATTTTTTCATACAAAAAGTTATAATGACTATGCCGCTACTTGTTGTTGTGGCTGTCCTTGACCTTGTTGTTGCCTTTGTTGCTGTTGTGCTTGTTGTTGAGCCATAGCCTGTTGTTGTTGTATTTGTGCTTGTTTTTGCATAGATGACAATATCAACTGTTGTGTATTAGCATCGGTAATACCTAATTTCTTCCATATAAATTCAGGTATATCGCTTAGTTTTGCTTCGGGGTTAGAAAGTATAGAGTCAATTATTTTACCTTCTAAGGCTGTATTACCCTCCATCGCCTTCATGGTTGTCTTAGCCTCTAACTCGCTTTGCTGTAACTCCATTTTGTTCTTATGCGCCAACTGCTCTAAAGCAATGTCGTGTTGACCTTTTGCATCAGCAGCGGCCTTATTCTGCATAACGTTATTTTGGCTGTTCTGTTGGGCTATTTTAGCATCAGCGTCACGTTTTTCCTGTACCGCCTGCGCAAGCAAGAACGCCCTATACGTTTGGTCTTCAACCATATCAAGCCTTGCCACATCCGCAGGGGTTATTTGCTCTTTTTGAAGTGCTATTTCAATGAATTTATCAAGCCTTGCTTTTTCAGCGTCATCATTGGTTACCTTAATATCCGTATCAAACATGAGCATTTCCAAGCCTTCGCTTGCCATATTTTTCATGTATTTAACATCTTCCTCGCCCAATGCCTTAGTGTAGCCGTCAAAACTATCATCTTTTAAAAAGAATTTATCAAGTAGTAATAGTTCTACATTCTTAGCCGTACCCTTGTAATTCATTAAATACGACCTGTATGCGTAGTTTGATGGGCTTTCAGCAAGTTCGGTGGCTGTTTCTAATGTTTTATTAGCTACGTCCTGATTGGTGATATTTCCCTGTGCTAAGTTATTGTCCCCCGTAATGATTTGTAGCTTTTTATAAGCTGACCACCATTGACCGTCAAGCTGTTCTAATTTATTTGAGAACTGATTATTTTGCGGTTGTATAGGGGGTTTAACGTCTTCGCCACCTTCTGTTTTTGACATGAAGTATTGGTTACCTGTTTGCAGATAGATACCCCAAGCCTGCATGGGGCTGATAATACCAACACCCTCCCCCATATCAATATTGGATAATCCCAAAAGGTCAATATTAAAACCATCTGGTGCTGTTACCGCTATAATCCTTAATGCTTGTAAGTGAATATTTTGCATTATATCAATAAGTGGTATCATTGTTTCCACGAGTGGGGTGTTACGACACTTATTGTTGGCGTACATGTGTACAGTATATGGGCTTCTTATTTCAACCAAATTGCTATTGGGTTTAAGCATATCTTTTGCTAAACCCCATTCAAGAACATGGTCGGTATCAATAATCCAAACACCATGATATGCCACATAGTACGGTGGTGATTTTTCTTTTCCAGTTACCTGCGGATTATTGGGTTTAACCTTATCGGGGGCTATTAAGTTTGTCTTACCGTATTTATTCGTTACTTCGGTGTATTCAAGGTTATACAGTGTTTTGTAATACAAGTCAACTATTTCTACGTTCACAGCGTCATAAGGTCGTGCTGCGGCTGTATTGAAGTAATCAGACCATTCGCAATACCATTCCGTAGCGTTTCCGTATTTTCCCTTAAATCTGTTAGCTAACGACCAAAGTTCTTGTTCTGAAAATTTGCCGGGGTATCTTAACCTGATTTCGGTAATAGATACGCTCAATCGCTGTCCCTGCCATTGCCAATCCCTAAAATCGTCATATTCTGAATAAGAAGTGATAAAACTTTCAGGTGACACCCACGGGGTTTTTATCCATCCATTGCCATCAAGTTCTGTTTTGGTTATAGAGTAACCCGCACAAAAAACATCCATAAGCAAACGGGGCTTAATAACATCCTGCCATTCGTTTTGCTCAAAAACAAGCCTCATTGCCTGTTCCATGATTATTTCTTCTTTCTGCTTGTAAGTTGTCTTGAATTTTATATTGAGTTCAAGTTCCGATGTTGGGTCTTCGTCTGAAAATTGTTCAAGCTGTAGCCCTGACTTTGATTGCAGGTCTTGGATAGCGGCACGATAATTCATTTTATACTTTGCCTCGTCCTTGTCCTTTTTCTTTTTGTTTTGGCTAATTGGGCCAAAAGCCTTACACTTTATGCGTTCTTCACGCTGTAGGTATCTGTCTATTTTAGCATTTAAAAGAGGCACAGCAACAGCAAGCGGTGAGTAGTCAAGGTTTATAACCACAGGCATCCCCTCAATCTTAACCATATCACGAAACTGTTCCATTGGTTGTTTACCCATAGCATATAGTCTATTCTTAGACATACGTGCTATTCGGTTAACGTATGTTTCACCACCGTATCCGTTTTTCCAACGATTGTAACAACTGCGTATTACCCGTAATCCGAAATCTTCGGTATTTTTCTGTTTATCGGGCGAAAGGGGGTTTTCCGTGAGTTGCGTAAGTGGCTGCATACTAAAAAAATTTCATAAAATTAAGAACTTTTTCGATAAAAAGAAGTTTGTGGCGTTTTTTCTCTTGGTTTCCAAATAGGTATAATAGAAAGATTGTTTCGTTTCACTTCGTTTGTGGTTTTTACAGTTGCTTGTAAAGCCATTAAAGCGTATCCAAAAGCCATACAAGCGTCATAATCTGTACGATCTTGAATGTTAAACTTTTTCATATCCCTCAATAACCTTAAAAATTTTATTTTCCTCATATTGTTTAAAGCATACTCTACTTGAACAGTTAAATGTTGTTCCATCGTTTCCTTTCCCGTTGTGGTAGCACCATAAACCTCAGAACCATCGTACCTTTTTGTAACAATCAAATATCCATGTTTTTTTTCAGCATCCAAAGGGGACGCTAAACGCCTTAATGGGCTTGTGAAATAATCTTCCCAATCAGTAGGCGAACGTTCCGCAAGCATTTTTACACCGTAATATTCCAAACCATACGCTACTTGTGTATGAAATTCTTCTTTAGTCTTTGGATGACCTAAAAACATAGCTATTGGTGCGTATGAGTTTTCAGGGTCAAGATAACTATACCTTGACATAATAATAATACAAGCATCCGAACCATTTTCTACAGATGTTCTTGAGTTGGCATAAGTGTCCATACCCGCAGCCCCGAAAGCCACATTGTCAGGGCATTTTATACTACCCTTAAATACTGATTTATTATTGTCATCAATAAGTTTATCTATCCACCACATCCCTTGCGGGTCATCTACGGGATATTTTTCGCCATTTGAAGCCATTTTAAACGACATTTGTCGCCCGTATTCTTTCTTACCGTTTAATTGGCTTTCTACCCATTCTTCTTGGTCATTTAATTCTTTAATGTTAAAATGACATTGGTTGTTGGCTGTATTAAATACTTCTTCGGGGTTGAACGGAAACATCCGTATTTCTTCCTGTAATTTTTCAGGATCGTTGGCTTTTATCTTTCGCTGTAACTCACAATAAGCCTTACACCCCATTGTCGGGTCAAGGGTGTTTGGGTCGTTTTTAAGCCATTCCATTTGTTCTTCCGTTGGTGTATCCCATACAGAATTACCGTATTTATCAATCCATCCACCATCCCTGCCACCCATATAACCGGGAATAAACTGCCTGTATAGTTTGTTTTGTGTCTGCCCTAATACATCACGTACAAGCTGGCTTGACTCTCGCCAAACTAATTTGTAGTTATCACCACCCTTATCACCTTTGTTAACCGTTGTAATAAGCATCATTCGCCCTATATTCTTACCCGCTACAATACTTTGGGATGCTATTTCCATGTATTCATAGATATTTACATCTTCCCATTTTGCAGCCTCATCAAGTAGTAAAAACCATAAACCATCACCGTCAAACACGTTACTTGCAGGCGCGCGAAATTCAATCTTGTTATTTAAACCTTCTTTTGATGCACCTATACCCTTTTCCTTTGTGATACCACCCGCCTTTTTAATGATATTCATTGTGGTTTTAGGCAAGTCATTACCACTAATACGGGGTTTTAAAAAGTTGGGTAGGTTAGCGTAACCGTTTACAAGCATTAATTGAAATATCTTTTCAGCGTCCTTGTTTGACTTTGAAGTGATACCCTGTTCGGTATTTTTCATTAATACCACACCAAACTGAAGCATAACAGACATACACATAGAGGATACACCCTTACGTCTGCCTTTCATGGTATTCCCGCCCCTGCATTTAGGGTCATTAAATACTAATTCAATAAATCTTAGGAAATATAAAGAAGTGTCACGGTATTCGGGATAACCGCCTTCCTTGAGGACGAACCACTGATGGTAAAAATATGCGAAGTGATTAAGATAGGTAGGGCGGCCTTCAATCATTACCCATTCACCATAAAGGATGCGGTCTATTTCGTCGTAATACCACTCAAGCTGTCCGGGTTCGGGGTCATCCCACCAAACAGCCCCTAATTTGGGGTCATCGTTCCAATCCCATTGTTCGTATTCGGTATGCCTTGTCCAATACTGGTCTTTTACTTTAAGTTTGTCACCCCTAATCTTTTTAGGTATTTCGGGCGTTTTATAAATTAAACCTTCATAAATTTCAAACTCTTGAACGGCCATTTTTTCTTTCCTCTAATACGTGTTCATAGATGTTTCCACCGGGTTTTAACCTAACCTTTGATTGCTCTTGTTGCGAAGCCAACCCACCTTTAAAATGTTGACTCAACGCCTTTATTTTATCAAATTTATCAAATAAAACCATAATTCTTTCAAAAGTTTTATCTTTGGCATCTGCTGATAAAAGTGTAAGCCTCGATTTAGCTACATCACTATCCCCCTCTGACACCCATTCAACAGCATCACCATCGCAAATTAAGTTTAAGTCATCCGCAAAAACCCTACTTGCTGTGTTAAGTGCCATAATAAGTTCAGATGACCCGTTAAGACATCCTTCAAGGTACTCAATATACGCAATTTGCGTTTTACTTAATCCTTTTAAATCGGGTTTTTTCATAACAATGCGTTTTTAATCTTTTTCTGCTTTATTTTAGCCCTTGCACCTGAAAATCTTTTCATAGATGCTATTTCATCATCTAAATTTAACAAGTGCGTGTTCTCGTTAAAAATTACCTTGAACCTATCCATAGCTGCGTGACCGTTTGGTGTGAGGAAATACCCCTTTCTTGGTCTTCCTTTAGGGGTCTTTTTTGGCAAGTCAACGGATTGCATCAACCCCATTTCTATAAGTTGCTTAATCTTTACCTCAAACACCCTTACTTTAAACAAGGCAAAATCAGATCGTAATATCATCTGATAGTAAGAGCATATAATCAATACCGTTGCTAACTGAAGGTTTAGCTTTTGTTCCCTTTTCCATATTTGTAGAACAGGGAGTCCAACAACTGTCCAATAGTATTTAGGGTCTTTTTGTAGCACCCTGACACGTTGCATTAGTTCTTTATTGCCGGATAATTTATATTCTGATAGTTCATCGTACTTTTGTCGAAGTATCTTTAGCCTTGTCCTTAAACGCTTAATGGTAGCTATTCTTTCAATATCTACCTGTTCCTTTTTTTCTTTGGTGCTTTTTGTTTTGTGACCTACGTACCGTTGAACTGACCCTATCGGCGCGTACCCCTTTACAAACTGTCCTTTATTGTTTCTAACTGTCTTTTTAGGGACACCATTCATGGTGTAGTTAGGGTCATCAATGTCACAGACTCTTTCGATATTATCCATTTATTACCTCCTACCTTTACGCCAAAATTTCTGTTAACAATAATTTCTTCACCCTCCATATCCCCTTTTAGAACTTTAGCTTTTATTGTCTTGGGTTCGGGAACGGGTTTAAATTCCATACCCTCTATATGCCAACCATGTTTACGGCAAAAGTCAATATGATTGTATATCTCTTGATTCTTTTCCATCCTTTCCTCATCATCCTTGCCGTAGATATATTCCACTAAAAGATTTTCATTAACAGGATTTCCGTTTACTGCCGCTATTTCACTTTCCCTTAGCTTAATATACCGTTGACCATTATATATCAACCAATATTGGTTTCCGTCAATCGTTGTTACAAGGTCGCCAATATTGGCTATGCTATTTTCAGGGATATGTGATATTCTAATGCTTATTTTGTCTTTTTCTTCAATGGTTGTGCTTAGTATAATTCCCGCAGGTGTCTTTTCGGGTTCTACAAACACCTCATAACCTAAATAGGTATTTTCAGCCATTTCAATAGTGCCGCCAATAAAAAAGTATATCAACGCTTCGTCAATAATAGCCCTTTCGTCGTCTACCCATTTGGCTATCTCATAAGCCCCGTAATACACAAATGCATCCCTACCCTCATGTTTACCGCTTAGTATAGTTACCTTTTGTGGGTTGATTAACCGCCTGTCTGTTGTAACACCCTTACGGGTCTCGTTATCGTCTTCGTTTTGTTGTACGTGTAC